GAGATTATTAGTTCAGGAGATAAATGTTATTATACTACTAAAGTAAAAAATGATACATATTCAGAAGAATTTTATTACTTAAAACCATTATATTTACAGTTTGTACAAATTGGTGTTTATAATGCGGAAAATATTCAATATAATAATGATTTTGATTATATTAGACAAGCTGATATTGAAATTCAAACACAATCAGAAAGATATTTATATTTTATGAATTCACCAATATTAGCAAAAAATGATATTGAATTAGCTTTATATCTTGATAGTAAATATCAACAAAACTTAATTGATTTATATTCCAAAAGACAGAATCTTGAAGTATATTTTACATATAATTATATAAATAAAATCATAAAAACTCCAGTTAATACAATATCAAATATGAATATACAAACAAGCGGACATGATTTAATGCAAATGTTAGATAGTGGTTATTATAACTTAGTTGTACCTTATGAAAAGTATTTTAATTCAGTTGATCCAGGATATTATGCTTATAGTTTTGCACTAAATCCATTAGAAAAACAACCATCTGGTCATATTAACTTTTCTAAATTGGATGATATTGTAATTAATACAGTTAATAATTCTCAAGTTGTAAATGACCCATTTATCTTGAAAACTACAGTACGAGAATATCAAATATTAAGGATTATGAGTGGTATGGGAGCTTTGGCGTTCTTAGACTAAGAGAATGAACCTTACGGTTCATTTCGTCGTTGTAACGACTCATTTAAACTTCGTTTAAACCTACGGATACTAAGTCTTTCGTCTTCGACTCTGTTCACTTCGTTCACAGAATGAACCTTACGGTTCGTATCGACTACATATGAAAATGTTTTATTTTCGTATGTTTCTTTAATAAATTATAATTATATTTAAAAGATAAATCTAATTATAATTAATGGAAATTAATTCAATAAAAAAACAAAATATAGCGGCTTATTATAAAAATAAATTTAAATTAGAAAAAATAAATGAAAACTATAAAAAGAAATTTATTACTGAAAAACAAAATGAATTTTATAAAACATCTACAATAAATACTATTCAAATTGAAAATTATTCAGAATTAAGAGAAAAAGATATTGGATATAAATTAATTGATAATTTAGCAAGAAGAACAACAAAAGAATTAAAGAAAAGAAATATAAAAAGAGAAGTTAATCATACAGATTTAATTGGTTGTAATGGAGATAATTTAAAAAAGTATATATCACAATTATTTACAGATAATATGACTTTTAATAATTATGGAGATTGGGAATTAGACCATATTAAACCAGTATCTTCTTTTAATTTAAATAATGATGATGAGTTAATAGAATGTTTTAATTATAAAAATTTACAACCTTTATGGAAAGAAGAGAACAGACAAAAATCAAATAAAATAATATTTAATGTGAACGAAGTGAACTGAGTCGAAAAGGAATCGAAGATTCCGGATAGAAACCGAAGGTTTCAGACGAAAGACGAAGTCTCTGAAAGTTTAAACGAAGTTTAAATGAGTCGTTACAACGACGAGATGAACCGTAGGTTCATTCTATAAGTAATATCCAAGTCCCCCTAATCCATCCATGACTCTAAATATATTTAGTTGAATTCCATAAGCTCTAACAGTTACTGGATTTTGATAATTAACTAATTTATTAAAATTGATAGATAAATATGAATCATCAATTTTACTAAAATTAATTGTTCCAGATGGTTGATAATCTAATGGATTTATACAGAAAGTATACATATGAATTCCTTCAGGTGCTGATGTAAATTTATTTTGATATATTTGAATATTTGTATAATATTCTGGTTTAGATAATTCCATCCTATTAATTGAATTTAATACAACTAATTCATTTATAATTAATTTATTAGTAGATAATGGTGTTAATGTATAATTAAATAAATCATTTGCATTATAATTAGAAACTAATTGAGCTCTCCAAAATATAATTTTAACAGGATTTACAAATGGAATTTTATAAGAAATATTTGTAGAATAAAATGTTTGTTCTTGAATATTTTGAATAACAGGAACTAAATATTCATGGGTATTATTCATAAACATAAATCTTTCTGTATTATCTAAATAAATATAATTTACTAATAAAAAAGCTGTTTGCAATGATGGGGTATTATACCTAAAATAATCTTCATCAACTACAATAATTGATGTATTTGTTAATGTTTGTTTAAATTGTGATGTTTCACCAACGATACTATAATTTAAATCTCCAGTAGTTGAAGGGATTAAAAAATCATCTTTAATTTTATTATAATATAAGTTATTTGTTAAAGCATCAAAATAAACAAATTCTCCAAGTATTGTATTACTTCCAATTGTTTGTTTAATAATTTCACCAGTTTTAAATAATGAATATGGTTCATTTGTTTTAACATAATTTGTTGGTCGTTGAAGATAACATTTATTAAAATCATTAAATTCAACATGAATTTTAATATCATTATGAATCATTGCAACAATCGGTAATGCAATTCCTGAATCTAAACAAAACCAAAAATTAAATGGTACATATAAAGAATAAGTATTTTTACCGTTTGAATAATTAGTTAAAACATCAATATTACCTATCATTTTTGACATACCTTTTTTTCTTCCTAAACTTAATACTAATTCAGCCCATATATTTAAATAATCACCATAATGTCTATCAATTAAAATTCCACCTATTTCTAAATCAACAAAATTTAATAAAGCCAAACCTACTTTTTTTACCCATGCAAAATTTTTAATTCCTGTTGGTAAAACAGAATGATTTTCTTTTATAATATCAGGTAATTCTACATATAAATATATTTTTTCTAATAAATCAGCATTTTTTGATAAATTAACTGTTACTCTTCTACTAAAATCTGGTGTTGATTTAAAGTATTGAGCAATTGTTTCTATGGAAAAATTAGTATGTCTTTTATGGGTTATTTTGAAAAAAGTAATTTCTGGTTCAGATGATAAATATATATTTTCTTTCCCAACTGAAACTAATAATAATAATCCTAAAGCCATTATTATAAGTTTAGATAGTATTCTTTTAATATATATTATTTAAATAAATTTATTAAATATATTTATTATATTTAATATATTAATTAATAACTATTAGCACCTTTTAATGCATTATATAAATTTGTTCCAACATTAGTAGGTGCTACATTATTTCCATTAGAATCTTTACCTTGTAAAGCATTATAGATAGTTTGTAAAATAGATTTAATATTTTTTGCACCACCAGCTTGTCTAATTTCTAATTCTTCATATCTTTTGTATACATCTGCCATAGTTTTATCAGGTACTTGAGATCCTCCTAATAATCTTGCAGTTTCGGGATTTTCTTTTGCTTTGTTGAAGTTTTTAATAATTTCTGCTGTTTTTAATAATTTTTCTTCAGTTACATTTAATTCAGATAATAAATTTCTAATGTGAGCATCATCAGAATCTTCAATCTTTTTTCCTTGATATTTTAATGTATCAACAAGAGAATTATATGTTTCACTTAAAGGTTGGTAGAGTGATTTTGCTTCACCGCCTCCTGACATAGTAGTAACTGTATCAACAGCATCCATGAGTCTTACAAATGTATTAGGAACATTTGATAAACCACCACCAGTTTGTTTTTTTGATAAACGGCTTCTTTTCATGGGAATTTCTGATAAACGTGTAGGTTTTCTACCTAGTAAACCTTTTTTGAAAGGAATATTTGAAAATTTATTTGTTAATTGTGCTACAGCACGAACATGTTCAGCTGATCCAGTATGCGATGTAGGATTTCTAACTTTTACAACAAAATTATTTAAAATAGCAATTAATTTATCATTATTTTTAATTGAATTTGCAACAGGACCATTTACTTTACTAATTTTAACTAACCATTCTTCAACAGGTCTAGTTGATGCAGTGTTAATTCCTAAATTTTTAAGTAAAGTTCTAACTGATTCTAGATCTCCTTGTTTAAAGATAAAACCATTTATGAATGCTTCTTTTAATCTATCAAATTCATTAATGCATTCTGGTTCACCTTTAAGGCATTTTGAAATTAAACTAACGCAATCTGCAGCATAAGCAGGAGCTCCTCTTTGGCATTGTACAACTTGTTCTTCTGGACCACCACCACTTAAGTTATAATTTATTAATCCATCACTACTTTTTAAATAAGAAACTAATGCTCTATAAACAGATGCTTCGTCATTTGGTGAACGACGCAATACTGATTGTAAATTTTGTAATTCTGTGTTTGACATAATAGATATATTATATTATAGAAATTAATTTTAAAAAACTAAATATTTTTTTAAATAAATTAAAATCTAATATATTATAATGATTAGTCTTAATGATAGAATTTACGGTCTATCTCTCTGGAGTTGGATCTTAATAACTATTGTTCTCATTTTCTTTTTTGTACAAATATTTTTTACTAATGAAATACCTGATGAAACTAATAAAAAAGTAACTGTTGATAATAAAAATAATACTCCTAATACAGAAAAATTTCAAAACTCTAAAAATGTAAAAGTATATAATTTTAATACTTCTTGGTGTGGGTGGTCAGTTAAATTCCAACCTGAATGGACAAAATTTGAAGAAACTATTAAAAATGATTTTTCCTTAGATAATGTACAAACATTTGATATTAAATGTGATGATCCTAAAAATGAAGAGAAATGCAAAGAATTTGAAGTACAAGGATTTCCTACAGTAATTATTGAAGTAGATGGTAAAAGAGGAACATATAATGGACCTAGAGAATCAGTTAAATTAATTGAATCAGTTAAAGACTTATAATTTATTAGTTAAATTTTTTAATTCATCATAAAATTCTAATTCTTTAATTTTATTTATTGGAAATTTATCAATTCCTAAATATGCTCCATACCAACTTCCAGAAATAGCTGATGTTGAATCATTATCACCAAAAAAGAATACATTATGAAATATAAAAGATTCCCAACTAAATTTTGGATTTTTAATATCAACTTCCATTTTATCATTTGGAATTGCTGACAGTAAAAAATTATCATACGCAATTAAAGGTCCTTCTAAACCAGAGCCACCAAATTTTTCATAACCACGCATTTTTCCTAAATAATCTATGGATGAATAGGTTGTTAAATCTTGAATTTTAAATGAAGCATTAGTAAATACTTGAAGATTTCTAAATTTCATTTTAGTTAATCTTTCTTCATTGTATTTTTCCCAATATATAAAATATTCATTTATATCAGAAATAATATTTTCTTTTACATGTTTCTCAATTATATTATTAAAAAATTTATTTTTATACATTTCTTCTAATTTTAATGACCATTCAAAAGGATTAATATTATTAACAGCAAAAGCAGTGAATAATGCAGTTACTATTCCTCCTAAAAATCCTAAAGCATAATTATGAGTAACTAATGAAGCTAATAATGCTTCTTCACATACTTTCTCATAATTTTTGTAATATTTTAATCCAATTGGTGCTGTACGAATAGCTGCTCCATTTCCTCCATATTTTGAAGAATATTTTATTACATTAATATTTTTTGATAATCTTATTTCTTCTAAAGATTGTAAAGTTGCAATCCCTGATTGACGTTCATCTTCTTTTAATTTAGGTAAATATTTTAAATAACTATTAATGTAATTTGTAACACCTCCTCCATTAATAAGTGCATCTGTAGTAGCAATAATTAATAAAGTATCATCTGAAGATTTTAACGTTTGAAAATTTATATTATTTAATCCGCCTCTTAAATAATATTCATGAAGAAAAAAATAATTCATAATGACTCCTTCTTTAACTGTATCTATTTTATTACCATAATTAAATTCCCAATGACCATTAAAATATCCTAATGTTTCTAAAAAAGATGATAAATATAAACATCCTTCTATTTTTTCTTTATAAGTAATCATTATATTAAATTATAATTTATTTTTAATAAGTAATTATATTTATTATGGTTTAAAAGTTAATTTTATTATAAACTATAATAATGTCAATTGTATCTGTTAATTTCAAAGATTTAAAATATAATTTGTATGAAGTTTTAGGATTATCTAAAGAAGCTTCTGATAATAGAATAAAAAAAAATTTTAGAAAACTTGTTTTAGAATTACATCCTGATAAAAATAAAGACTCAAGTGAAGAATTATATAATCATGTAATTATTGCAAATCAAGTTTTATCAGATTCTATTAATAGAAAAAAATATGATGAATTTTTAGAATTAGAAAAAAAAGAAACTTCATTTTTAGATTTAAAAAATAATTTTGAAGAATCAATCAAAAGTGTTGACACTTTATTCCCTAAAAAAGAAGAAGCTACAAATATATTTAAAACAAAAATTAATGAATTAAATCAAAAACATGGATTTGATTCAAAAACTGATTTTAATGTTATGAATAAATATAATGAAATTAAAAAAAATAGAGATAATATTACTATTCCACAAGAAAAAATAGCTAATACTAAAGAGTTTAATTCAAAATTTGAGAAAAGAAAAGATGATAATACTTTTAGTGATCAAATTATTCAAAGTACTAGTTCTACATTATCAAGTTATCATCCTCATGATGAATTAACAACTATTGGAAATTATTCTGCATTATATATGGAAGATTCAATTTCAACTGGTAATTTTACAAGTTTAGATATGGCTTTCAAAATACAAAAAATTAATTCTACAGTAACAGAAAAAAGTGTAGATGAAAGAATGAAAGAATATAAAAATCAAACAAATAAATATAATAATAGAAAACCTGAAGAATTTTCAAGTAAAAAATTTAATGATTGGAACGAAAATGATTCTTAAGTATTAAATTTTAATAGAAAATTATTGATAGATTCATAACCTAAATCAATAATTTTCTTTTTATCTTCTAAAGTAATATCAAAATCTGTAGGAACATATTTTGGATTATTAATTTGTATTACATTATTAAAATATTTTTTTATATTTTTTTCACTAATTGTATCTGCAGTAATACTTAATACACTAGTTATTAATTTTTTTAAAGAATCTATATTTAAATCTTCTTTTGCATTTTTAATATAAAATCCGATTGTTGATTTTTTTGAACAATGATTAATTGGAAAATTATTTACTATGCCTCCATCAACATATTTTTCATTTTCATGTATAATTGGTGAAAATATAATAGGAACTGCTGTAGATATTCTTAAAGCTAAAATAACAGAAAAATGTGGTGTTGTTTTATAATTAAAAACTACTTCTTTTCCTTTTGTTAAATTAGTCCCAATAATAATTAATTTTTTATTAGTTAATTTATATAATTCTTCAAATGTTATATCTTTTACATTTAATTTAGTTTCAAGAAAATTTATTAAAAGTAACTTAAATCGTTCTCCGTCTTGAATTCCTAGATTTTGGAAAAAAGCAATACTATTTATTTCACCTTTTAATTTACTGAAATTAAAATTAAATATAAAATCTTTCATTTCTTCTATTTCCCATCCTAAAATTAATAAAAATGATAACATTGCACCAATAGATGTACCAACAAAACATTTAATTTCTGTTAAGTTTATAATTTTCTTTTCAATTAAACATTCTAATGCACCTATAAAAGAAAAACCTTTTATTCCACCACCACTAAAACATAATGTAGTAATTTTAGGAGATATTTTTTCTTTATTAGTAACTATTTGTTCTTCATTAGCAACTATTTGTTCTTCATTAGTAACTATTTGTTCTTCATTAGTAACTATTTGTTCTTCATTAGTAACTATCTGTTCTTCATTAGTAACTATTTGTTCTTCATTATTAACTATTTGTTCTTCACTATTTGATGCGTCTTCTTTATTTGAATTTAATTCTAAATTATTTAAACTCATATTTAAATAATAATTATTTTTTTTTATACCACTTTTATATGGTAAAAGCAGATAAATTAATTAAAGAACAAAAAGATAGAGAAAATAAGAAAAACGAAACATTTCAAAAAATATTAGATAAAATAGAAAAGAAAATTGTATTAGCTAGTGCAGCAGATTATTATCATACATGGTATTCTATTCCTGAATTTATAATTGGATTACCATTATATTCAATTAATGAATGTAAAAATTATATTGAAAAAAATGTAAAGAAAAATGGGTTCGAATCTGAATTTTTTGAACCTAATATTCTTTTAATAAAATGGTTTCCAAAAAAATAAATATTTATTTTGATATATTTGAAAGTAAATTTAAAAATATTAATACACACATACCAATTAATATTAATACAATAATATCTCTATTAGTTTGTATAATATCTTCAAAATTTTCTAAAATTTTAGGTCTAAATTGTTCTCTCATTTTATTTTGACACGTTCTACACGTTTTTAAATGTGTTGTAAAATTATTACAATTAGATTTATGATCATTTGTAAATTTTTCTATTCTCTTATGATTTTTATTTTTAATTATTTTTTTATTTTTATTATTTGAAAATTTTTCTATAGTTTTTTTATTATTATTATTATTAAAATTTTTATACTGGTTTGAAATATAATTTTCTTGACCCCAAGCCTCTTGAACAGTGCAATAATTCATTGTTAATCTATTTCTATAATCTAGATAAAATATTTACTAAAAATAATATCTAAAATAATTATATGGATATTTTAGATAACCCTTATGTTAAAGCAATATTAGTAATGTTTATTATGATGTATGCTGTTACAATTGGTCCAACATTACCTAAATATATAAGAAATTCGTTTTACAATCCTATTTTTAGAGTTGCAATTTGTTTCTTAATTGTAATGAGAGCAGATAAAGATCCTTCATTTGCTTTAGTATTATCAATTGCATTTATATTAACTTTAAGTAGTTTAACGCAACAAAAAGCAAGAGAAGCTTTTAATAAATAAAAGTGCGTTAATTTAAAGAAAAGTTAATTATATAATTATATAATATGCCCGATTCAGAATCATCTTCCGAAGTTAATATTACATTGCATGATAGAAAAGGTAAAATTGCCGACCAAACTGATGTTAAAAAAAGTTCAGAAACTGATATGTATTTTAATTTACTTGCAAATGCAAATAAAACAGTAGCAGAAGTTTCTCCTCATACAGATACATCTTCAATTGAATCAGATTCTTCAAAAAGTGAATCTGTTAAATCTGGTTCTACTTATAAATCAACTTCACAAAAATCCAGAGATAAATATGAAAAAATGGATTTTAAAACCACGTTTGAAAAAGAAAATTCAGTAAAACAAAATTCAATTAAACAAAATTCAATTAAACAAAATTCAGTTAAAAAAAATACAGGTCCTCAATTATCACCTCAAGAAATAAGAATGAAAAAAATAGAATTATTACGAAAATTATCCGAAATTAAACAAAGAGGTTTTTCATTAACAAAAGATTATGATTTTAGTTCATCTTTAGAAGAAATGGAATATGAATATGAATTATTAAGAAGTTTTATTGATAAAAGAAATGGTATTAAATTGTATAAAAGTTTATTATTAAATGGTGCTTCAATTCTTGAATTTTTAAATGATAAATATGATCCTTTCGATTTTCATTTAGGAGGTTGGGGTGAACATTTATCAGTTGAAGTAGATTCATATGACGAAACATTAGAAGAATTATATGAAAAATATAAAGGTTCTGGTAAAAAGATGGCTCCTGAAATTAAATTAATATTATTATTAGTTGCTTCAGGAAGTGCATATCATTTTTCAAAATCACAATCTTCTATACCTGGTTTAGATTCAGTTATTAGTAAAAATCCAGAATTAATAAGTAAGTTATTAAATCCTCAAAAACCAAAATCAAATTTCATGAGTCCTCAAGAAATTAGTATTGAAAAGCAACGAGCTATGTTACAACAAAGAGAAAAAGAGAGGAAAAATCAAAATAATCAAAATAATCAACAACAACCTTCTATGAATAATTTATTTATGAATCCTCCTATGATACCAAGTGTTACACCAAATAGAACTGAAATTAGAGCTCCTGATAATGTAAAAGATATTTTAAGTAGAATTAAAGGTTCTGCTAGTTTAGCAGAAACAACAGAAGATAATAGTTCAAATAATGATAGAATAATTTCAGATGTAAACGTATCTGATTCCAAAAGAGGAAGAAAACCAAAATCAACTCCTTCAATTAATATAAATACAAAATAATAACAACTTATTCTTTAAATTAATTAATAAATGAATTTAAAGACTAATTAGTATAATTATTATTAATGTCTGAAAAAAGTCAACAAATTGAACCAATTGTATTAAAAAAAAGAGGGAGAAAACCCAAAAATAAGTGTATTGAGAAAAATGAAAATGAAATACCTATTAATTCTGAAGAAGAACCAATTATTGTTCATCTTCCTATTTCTATGGATGATATTGTAAATGATTCAAATGATAACATTTTTATAAAAAATGAGAAAGAATTAACTATTAATAAAAATATAAAAACAAAAGAAATAAATGAAGATCAATTATTAAAAAAATTAAAAGAAACAGAAAAAACGTTTATGTTTACAAAAAATGTTAATAGAGTAAATGTTCATAATATTAAATTTAAACCAGAATCAAAATGTTTATGGTGTAAAAATTCTTTTACTACACCATCAATTGAATTACCTGAAGATTATTTTAATAATACATTTTTTTGTATTGGTAATTTTTGTTCATGGAATTGTGCAAAAACATATAATATTGATGCGAATGATTCATCTACTTGGAAAAGAGAATCATTATTAAATTTAATGTATTTTAAAACTTATGGGGAATTTAAAGATATAAATCCTGCACCATCTTGGTTATTATTAGATGAATTTGGAGGACATTTAAATATTGAAGAATTTAGAAATTTATTTGTATTTAATAATAAAGATTATTTATTATTACACCCTCCTTTAATAACTAGACAATTACAAATTGAAGAATCTTATAAAAAATCAAATAATCAAAATATGGCTTCAAATACTTACGATGGTGAATTAGTATTAAAAAGAACTAAACCATTAGAACAAAATGGTTTGAATTTGGAAAAAACTATGGGATTAAAACGAAATAATAAACCATTTAAAAAATTGGAAACATCTATTTAAAAAAATTGATAAATAATAATTATATATATATATAATTATTATTATGCCAATCAATTTTTATAATATTAAACCATCAATTGATGAACTTGTTCTTGTCGTTTTTAATGAACAAGATGATGAATTATCACAATTTAAAGGTAAATTAGTTGAATATCCATACAATATTTTTTTGACTTTTAATGATGTTCAAAAAAAGAAAAAAGAAAAATATAATAAAGTTGTTCCCTTAAATAAAGTTCTAGTTGCAAGAATTGGAGACATATCTAATGATATAATTCAAGTATCTTTGTCTTATATTTATAAAGATAATTCGAAAGAATCTAGAGAAGAACAATTAAAGAAAGCCTTAAATAAATTTATTAAAAATAAGCAATTAACTTCTATTTTCATTGGACTTTCTAAAGTGTTTGAAATTGAAGTAGAATATTTATGGAAAAATATCATGTATAAAATTGATGAAAAACGCAGA